GGTCAATACGTTGATATTGAAGGTGTCTATAAGACAGAATTTGAATTAATTAGAAGATACCGTGAAATGGCATTACACCCAGAGTGTGATAGTGCTATTGAAGATATTATTAATGAGACTTTAGTATCAGATTCAAATGATAGTCCTGTTGAGATTAATCTGGATCACTTAAATGCAAGTGATGGAATCAAGACCAAGGTAAGGGATGAGTTCAAGTTTATTCTAGAACTCTTGGATTTTCAAAAGAAGGCTCATGAGATCTATAGGAATTGGTATATCGATGGAAGATTATACTACAATAAAGTAATAGATATAAAGAAACCCCATGAGGGAATTCAGGAATTAAGATATATTGACGCAATAAAAATGCGTTATGTAAGGAAGCAAAAGAAGAACGAAAAAGATAGGTTAGGAAACGTTAACACTAGTAATCCAATGGATTATGAGTTTCCTGAGTTAGAAGAATACTACTTATACAGCCCAAAGACTACATATCCGACTGCTACTCTCTCTTCAATGGGAGGTGATACAGGAGTTAAATTTACGAAAGATTCAATTACATATTGTACATCAGGATTAGTAGATAGGAACAAGGGATCAACATTATCATATTTGCACAAGTCCATCAAAGCCCTTAATCAACTAAGAATGATTGAGGATAGTCTTGTTATTTACAGACTTTCCCGTGCTCCAGAAAGAAGAATTTTCTATATTGATGTTGGTAATCTACCGAAAGTAAAGGCAGAGCAATATCTCCGTGACGTGATGATGAGATATCGTAACAAACTTGTATACGACGCATCTACTGGAGAGGTTCGAGATGACAAGAAGTACATGGCAATGCTTGAAGATTTCTGGCTTCCTCGACGAGAAGGAGGACGTGGAACTGAAATTTCTACTCTTCCTGGAGGACAGAATCTTGGCGAAATCACGGACATCGAATACTTCAAGAAGAAACTATTCAAGTCATTAAATGTTCCTATCTCTAGAATAGAAGGAGATGGTGGATTTAATCTTGGAAGATCTTCTGAGATACTTCGTGATGAAGTAAAATTCAGTAAGTTTGTTGGACGTTTGAGAAAGAGATTCTCAGCAATGTTTAGTGACATGCTAAGAACTCAATTACTTCTTAAAAATATCATTACCCCAGAAGATTGGGAGATAATGAGGGAGCATATTCAGTATGATTTCCTATATGACAATCACTTTACTGAATTAAAAGAAACAGAATTGCAAAATGAGAGATTAGCTCTTCTTGGTGCAACAGAACCTTATATTGGTAAGTATTATTCTCAAGATTGGGTTAGACGTAATGTATTGCGTCAAACTGATGAAGAAATTAGAGAACAAGATGACATGATTGAAAATGAAATTGCTGATGGTGTGATTCCTGATCCTGCAGATATGATGTTAGATCCTGAAGGCACTGGTGGAATGAGACCAATGCCAATGCCAGAAGAGGAACCGCAACCAGATGTAGCGGATGCTCCTTTGAGATCTAGTGCTGTAGACACCGCAACTACTGCGGATACAATAAATAGACTTCCAACACCGAAGGGTGGAGAAATATAAATACAACTAGTTAACATTTGACCACACTTAAAATGGATGAATTAATGGATATGATTGGTGCGGATGAGTCTGCTTCTCAGATAACTGATAAGATTAAAGACTTATTATATGCTAAGTCAGCTGAAAAAGTTGAGTTAGCTCGACCCGAAGTGGCTAGTTCTCTTTTTGGTGATCAAGAAGTAGAAATAGATGATGATGATGAAGAATATGAAACTGAAGCTGAACTTGAGGTTGAAGAACCTGAAGAAGAGTCAGAAGAATAACTACTAAATAACTATTAAATGGACTTTAAAGAATAATGGCACATAGAGTAGTCGTTGGATCTGGTGTTTCAATGGCATTGACTAAAACGTCAGTTGCTACCTCATCCTTCTTAATTGAATCCCAATATTTGAGGTTGACTCCTATAACTGAGGGAGCACATGTTTCCATTTCTCAAACTTCAGTATCACCGACTGCAACTACTGCAGACTATTTTATTGCTGCAGGAGAGTCAGAGACTCTTTCGATGCAGAGATATTCTTGTCCAGTAGTCGGAGTTACAACGAGTGATACGGCAACAATAATTGATTGCCCTGAAGGAATGCAAGTTCCATTTAGTGTAGGTAACTATGTAAGTTTAAGAACTGGTATTGCTACAATGCCAGAATTTCAGTTTAATCATGCAAGAGTTACGGCTGTTGATACAAGTAACGGAGTTGGTGGATATCATCAGACTCGATTAACATGTGATGCTAATACTGGTGGAATCATGACATCATTTAGTGCTGGTGGTGGTTTCAATGTTCCAGGTGCTACCTTATATTCTTCTGCAAGACTTGCAGCAAGAAGTGAAGGTGGAGCATCAGGACTTCATATTATACAAGTTCAAACTACAGGGGAAGCCTGATGAAACTCATTAGAGAAGAAATTGAAAGTGTAGAATTTCTCGTTGAAAATCGCAACGGTAGGAAGTCTATGTATATTGAAGGAGTATTCCTTCAAGGAAACATCAAAAACCGTAATGGAAGGATGTATCCTATGGAGACACTTCGCAAAGAAGTTGCTCGGTATAATGAGAATCATGTTCAATCAGGAAGAGCACTTGGTGAGTTGGGTCACCCCGATACACCAACGGTGAATCTCGATAGAGTTTCTCATAAGATTATATCACTTAAAGAAAGTGGTTCTAATTTCATTGGTAAGGCTAAGGTTCTTGGCACACCAATGGGTAAGATTGCATCTTCACTTATTGATGAAGGTGTTAAACTCGGTGTTTCATCTCGTGGTATTGGTTCACTAAAACCAACCCGTGAAGGTGTAAACGTAGTCAGTGATGACTTCATGTTAGCAACTGCTGCTGATATTGTTGCTGATCCTTCTGCTCCTGATGCATTTGTTGAGGGAATTATGGAAGGTAAGGACTGGGTATGGGATGGAGGTATTTTGCGTGAGAAGTTCGCACATAAAACCTACAAAACCATCAATACACTAGTTGATCAGAAAGCATTAGACGAGAAAAAACTCTCGTTATTTAATGATTTCTTATCAAACATATAAAACTTCTAAATAAATATAGGTTTTTAACTACAGGAATTCGGAGAGTTACTAAAATGTCTCGTGGCACAAATTTACAAAGAATGGAAGAGGACGTAACCCAATCCAAGACTGCTGTTAATGCTAACGCTAAACCAGCAGAACCAATGGGTAAGTTACAGAATCCAGGCGAAGGTCTATCTACTAATGTAGAGGATTTAGGTGGCCCTACACCTGAAAACTATAGTCCTACCAATGATTCAGCAAAGCTGAAGACACCTGGTGGTACTCTAAAACAGGTAAGGGATGTCGTTAACAAAGGTGCTGTTAAGGCAGAAGAAGTCGAAACTGAAGACGATGTAGTTATCGAACAGAAGTATGGAGAATCTCCTGAGAAAAAAGAAATGGATATGAAAAAGGATGATGATCTAGCAGGAGCTCCTAACCAAAAGAAAAAAATGAAGAAAGAAGACACCGAAGTAGAAGAGTATAACATGGAAGATGATGTTAATGCTCTTCTAGGTGGTGAAGAACTTTCTGAAGAATTTAAGGCAAAAGCAAAGACAATCTTTGAAGCTGCCATCAATTCTAAGATTGCTGAAATCCGTGCTACTATTGAAGAGGAGCATGAGGCAAGAATCGCTGAAGAACTTGCCGAAGAGAAAGAAGCCCTTCAAGAACGTGTTGACTCTTATCTTGAGTACGTCTCAGATGAGTGGATGGAAGAGAATACTCTTGCCATCGAGCACGGTCTTAAGACTGAACTGACTGAATCATTCCTTAGTGGAATGAAGAGTCTTTTTGAAGAAAATTATGTATCAATCCCTGACGATAAATATGATGTGCTAGAAAGCATGGTAGAAAAACTAGATGATATGGAAACCAAGCTCAATGAGCAAATAGAAAAGAATATCGGATTAAACAATAGACTTGCTGAGTCTGTTGCTGACGGTATCCTTGACACTGTTTCTGATGGCCTTGCTGCCACCCAGAAGGAGAAGCTCGCTTCACTTGCTGAAAGTGTAGAGTTTGAAGGTGAGACAGAATATCGTGAAAAGTTGGAAACACTCAAGGAATCTTATTTCCCTGGTAAAACTTCAACTGCTAAAACTGAAACGCTAACAGAAGGAGAAGCAGCTCCACCAGACATGGTTTCTGGTTCAATGGGTGCTTACCTTAAGACCCTTTCAGCATTTAAGCAAAACTGAATTAAATATTAAATCAAACTAAACATTTATAGGTAACAAGCAAATGTTCCAATCAGAACACTTGCAGGAAAAGTGGAAGCCCCTTCTAGAAGCAGAAGGCGTTGATCAGATCTCAGATCCTCATCGTAAGGCGGTCACAGCAGTCCTGCTAGAAAACCAAGAAAGATTTTTAAGAGAGTCATCCTCTTTCTCAGAAAGTGGTATGCTCAACGAAGCAGTCCCTACTAACAACACTGGTTCTAACACCTCTCCAGGTGCTGGTTCTGGAAATGCTGGTTTTAGTGCATCTGCTACAGCATCTGGTCCTGTTGCAGGTTTCGACCCTGTACTGATCAGCCTCATTCGTCGTTCAATGCCTAACTTGGTCGCATATGACCTTGCTGGTGTTCAACCAATGAGTGGTCCTACTGGACTTATCTTTGCGATGAGATCCAAGTACAACAAGATGGCTGGTGGATCAGGTGGTCAGGCAAGTACAGAAGCATTCTACAACGAGCCAGACTCTGCATTCTCTTCACAGAACAAGGTCTTCGGACTTTCTGAAGGAGACACCGACAGTCAAGTTGGTATGGGTACAACCGCACAGAACGGTAACAACCCTGCTGCACTTAACCCAGTTGGTACTGCATCATCTATTGACAACAGTTATAACGTTGGTCAAGGGATGTCAACCAACGAGGCAGAAAGTCTCGGTGATGGCAATGATGCCTTCAACCAGATGGCATTCTCAATCGAGAAGGTCACTGTTACTGCTAAGTCAAGAGCCCTCAAGGCAGAGTACAGTTTAGAACTTGCTCAAGACCTTAAGGCAATTCACGGTCTAAATGCAGAAGCAGAACTTGCTAATATCCTCTCTACTGAGATCCTTGCTGAAATCAACAGAGAAGTTATTAGAACCATCTACAAGGTTGCTGAACAGGGTGCTGTACAGAACGTTGCAACTCCAGGTATCTTTGACCTAGATGTTGACTCAAATGGTCGTTGGTCAGTTGAGAAGTTCAAAGGACTTCTATTCCAGATCGAGAGAGATGCAAACGCTATTGCACAGAGAACTCGTCGTGGAAAGGGTAACATCATCATGTGCTCTGCAGACGTTGCTTCTGCACTAACCATGGCTGGTGTACTTGACTACACTCCTGCACTTAATGCTAACCTTCAGGTTGATCCTGCTGGTAACACATTTGCTGGTGTTCTTCAAGGTAAGTATCGTGTATACATCGATCCTTATTCTGCTAACATTGGTGGTGCTACTCAGGCTGCTAACACAAGTCCTGGTAATCAGTACTACGTTGTTGGTTATAAGGGTTCTTCACCTTATGACGCTGGTATATTCTACTGCCCTTACGTTCCACTACAGATGGTTCGTGC